TGGCAATTTCGGCCTCCTGGTCCATCAGTTTGCGCTCAGCTTCAGTAGCCGTCTTGTAGCGCGCATCCCGCTGAATCTCGGTCTGAAGGAACTCTTTGTAGTGCCCCTTCTTGCCGCCAAGAAGGTCAATTACGCCTTCCACACCTGATTGCTGGTAGGCCGTTTCAAGAGTCTTCCAGTTGCTCTCCAGGTCTGCTAGCTTCGGCTCAATGTCCTTAAGCTTCGCTGCATGCTGGTCACGCTCCGCCTGCATCTTCCGGAAGCCATAAGCTTGTGGAAGAATGCGAGCTAGTGCCTCCTTGTCATTCAAGTCAACAGACACTTTCCGACGTCCCTTGTCATCCGTTACTGAGAAGGAGAACGGGTTGGCTTCTGCTTTTGCAGAGGCGGCCTGTTCGGTCTCAGTAGCCTGAGCTGTGGGGGTGTCGCCTGGAACGTCTCCAAGACTTCCCAGGTCCGCTGGTTCTGCTTGCGCGTCACCGGCGAATTCGGACTCCGTCAGTTCCGTATGCTTTGGCGGCGGGTCCGTTAGGGACGAGCTGGCCTTGGCTGGAGCTGCGGTCGGCTTGGCGGTAGGGGTGAAGAGCGTGTCAAGCGCCTTCATTCCTGCCGACTCACCACCAGATGAGATAACTTGCGTAGCCATGTCATAACCTTATGGCCGCCCCGAGGGGTGGGCCTAATGAGCCGTCCCCGGAATTGGGGATGGGCCTATTTGTGTATTGACGTGTATTGGAGAGAGTCTCACACTATACAAAACTTGTCAAGCTATTTCTTTGAGGCTCAGGGCCCTAGGGGAGCTGGCCCGTTGCCAGCCTGAGGGCCTGGGGTGGGAGGTGCCCCTGTAGGAGGCCCAGCGGCCGCTGGAGGCGCTGCGCCCTGTCCTGGGGCTCCTGGTAAGCCCCCTGCCATTGCGGCGGCTCCTGGGACCGTCTGAGGGCCTGGAGGGGTACCTGCCGGATTGGCTCCAGGGCCCTGGGCCGGTTGGTGCATCGTGGCACTCTTGGCAGCCATCTGCTCTCTGGCCTTGATGTGGTCGTCAATGAGTTTCTGTACTGAGGGGTCTAGGTCCCTGAAATGGGCAGTCATTACATAGTCATAGGCATACTTAAGCATGGCAGCATGCTGGGCAATCTCCCTGATTTCAACAGGTTGCCCTGTCGACTCTATCTCATCGAATATCTCCTGCTGCCGGTCAGCAGCCAGCTGGACCAGGTCGTATGCACCCTCCAGCTCGGACAGCTTCATCAGTCGGAGGAGGTCGCCAGTGTCCACTCCGGCCTTCTCGAATAGTGGCAACATCGTTATTAGCTCCTGCCGCCTAGACACGGGGTCGAGACTAAGGGAGGCGCCATACTCGACTACCAGGTCAAATCCGCCCTCAATGTCAGCACCCTTGATGTCCAGAGACTCGAAGGCCTTCTCCTTACCTAGCACGTAAATGGTCCGCTCATCGGTCCAGTGCTTGCGTACCAAGTCGAGGTAGGACTTGAACACGTTCTCCACCAGGAGTGTATACTTGTTGAAGAGTCGGCGGCGGATAGAGTTGGACTGGCTGACTGCGTACTGCATCGAGAAGCCGGATTGCTCTCTAGACTGCTGTCCAAAGTTGGCCTCATTCACTCCGAACATATTGTCGATACCGGCAGCTGCCAATCCGATGAGCTGCTCCATCGCGGCAGGCATCTCCATAGGCTTCTGATATTCTGGCGCCCTAGTTCCGGTCCAACGCACCACATCGTAGGCTGAGTTGGTGATGGAGTCGTCGGCAACCTCAGTGTCCTCATGCATGAGCAGACGGGCAACGCCGTGTGCCCTGGCATTCTCAATCATGACGTTCATCAGGGCATTGTGTACATCCTGAATCGGAGCAGCATAGACGACCGTGCTTCGGCCCCATACAGCGCATGGATTGTCAATGTCAGTGATGATGTTGTAGGGCAGTTTGGCTATCTCGATTGCCGACTTCTTGGTCTTGTCTAGGCTGCCAGCCTTAACTGGAGCGAAGCGGTGTGGGTTGGTCTTTAGGGGGCTGAGTAGGTCGCCTTCGGCCGTACAGTAGCAGAAGCGGCCCTGCATGCCATTGACTGCCAGGCCCTTCTCCCAGTATTGGAATATCTCGACCACATCGAAGTGCTGTTGCTTGAGGAAGGTCGGGGAAGGCTCGGTCTCGACAGTAGAGCCTGAGCCGCTCATAGCCCTTGTCTGGTTCCTCAGCTTTTCGAGTAGCTCAGCTTTGTCGGGGAACATGCTAAGGGCTTCATCGTAGGACATGTAGAGCTTCTCAAGAACGAAGCGCACCTCGTTCCAGGTGGATGCATCTGGGTCCAGATAGATGTTCCAGGGTAGCGGCACGGTAGCCTCAATGGCACCTTCGCACAGAATCTCGCCAGTCTCCTCATTGAACTCTAGGACAGCCCCTGCATCTGGGTTCCAGACCATCTTGACAAAGCCGGTACCGTACAAGAGGGCGTGGCCGTTACATCGGTCCATGAGCTCTTGCAGCTGGAATTGGCGAATGGCGTAGCGGATGAGCCGGTCGGCTGCATCTGCGGACCGCTTGTCGGCTAGGTCCTCAGACGTGGGACGGCAGACCACCGTAGGGGGGTTTGCGGACATCTGAGAGTGCAGGAACCGGTAGTTCTTGAAGGTAGTGTTTATGCTGATGCGAGGCTGAGCCGTGAAGGCGTCGTCCACCCCAGTCCCGTCGCCAAGGGCCACCTTCTCTGCGCCAGACTCGTCCACATTCATGACGGTGAAGACGATGCGCTCTGACTCTCGCCAGGCCTTCTCCATCTCCACTCGGCCCTTGATGCTGTTCTGCAGGCGACGCTGAAGTTCCGCCTTCTGCCGCTCCTCGCCAATCCATGTATCGAGTTTCAAGGCCATGGGTTACTCCTCAGGTCCGGTTGAGTCATGTGGATGGGAGGCGGACTCATCGACAGCTTGGTGGGCTGCTTCTTGGAGTTCCGGGTCGTCTATCTTGGGGGCTGCTTTACGGAGGAACTCACGAGCTTCCTCACAATGGCCCTCGTCCTCACAAGCTTGAATGACGTTTATGGCATATTGGACCCGGACCTCTAGAGGGACTCCTTCCAGAGCCGACTTGCCCCTTGGAACTGGACCATCTCGCATCGCCGCTATCAGCAACTTCATAGTGCCTCCAGGGGACGGCGGGGGCCCCTAAGTTTCAGCAGTTTCATGTTACCTCCAACTTCTTCCGTTGCTAAGGCGTTTCAGATGAGCAAAGCGGGCGCGTTCGAGCTTGAGCTGCCGCCTCTGATTCATGACACCTAGTATACAGAAACTTGTATATACAGTGAAGATGCTCCATACCACTACTGCGATTACCATGCTCTGCTCCGTCTTTGTATGCGGTATGGCTTGAGAATTCTGTTTACGCCGACTGCTGACTTCGGCTGCGGGTTGGCAGCGGCCTTCCGGTCCTGCTCCATCTTGATGCGGAGGCGGACATGCAGCTCTGGCACCGACACCTGAGCTACTTCCGGCTTCGGGATACAGTCCCATCCGTAGATGCAGCAGTCGTGAAGGTGGTACTTGTGCGAGTTCACAATGCGGTCAGCCTGATTCTCGGACCATTGCATGGAACCCAGTTCATCAACTAGGTCAGCACAGTCCTCAGTGATGAACAGGCGAACACCTAGTGCCTTCTGCAGGCCCTTCATCATCTCTGAGCGGCGGTTGTTCTTATCCCATGGGGTGCCGTAGTGTGTACCCATGGCTGCCGCCTCACCGATGTACCAGGTGGCAGCTGAGTCGCAGGTTCGTCTGACGATGTTCAGGCCGCGCAGGCTGGACTGAACGGCAGTGACTAGGTCGGAGGGGACTGGTATGCCAGTAAAATAGCGAGCACGGACTACATACCAGAGGCCTGTCTTCGGATGCTCGGCGGCTACCACACACCCATGCTTAGATTGTAGGGCAGGGTCAGCCCACTCAACATGGCGCCAGGTTGTCGAATAGTCGGCGGGCATCTTGACGAGGGCAGAGTCGGGCACATGATAGGCGGCAAGGTCAGAGTCCATCCAGTCGCCTTCGAGAATGCACTTCCGGTAGGTCTCCGGCATGCCTTCGAGGGACTGGAGAATCTGCGACTTATCCTCATCCGTATAGATTGGATTGTCGAACATGCGTAGCTTGTAGACGGCTGCCAGCGGTCTCTGGCTCTGGTCCACCATGCGGCGTATTTCCAGGTTGGTGGTCTTGGGAGTGAAGGAGGCAAAGAACCAGCCTCTGCGGTCCTGAAGTCGGCGCTGGAGCTCCTCGATGAGTTTCCAGCTGGAGGGCATCTCGTCCATCCAGATGCCGTTCAGTTCGTAGGCCTGCACCTTCTCCTGGGCTTCGGTGCTGTTGTGGTGCGAAGCGAATAGGAGGATGTTGCCGGTCGGCCGGTGAACCACCTTCTGTAGCATGTTGCCGACCCGCTGCTCGTGCAGTTCGCCCTCCTTGAAGAAGGCCCTGAGCTTGCGGAAGAGTACCTCCTCGACCTGCTTGGACACGCGGCCGATGACGAGGAACTGGAGAGTTCCGGTGCCCCAGTGGGCAGGCCGCACGTAGCCTGGCTTGTTCTCGGCCAGAGCCCAGGCCATCTTGCGAGCCCCCAGCTGGCTCTTGCCAGACCGGTTGCCGGCGACCACGTACTGTACCCGCACCTCTTCTGAATCGTCCAGGATGACCTGTTGAAAGGAGGTAGGACGGGATGCAGGCCGAAAGGCATCGAACACCTCGGCCCGCTCCAGGTCGGCCAGCCGGGCGGCTGCCTTAGCTAGTTGGGATGCAGTAAGGGACAGAAGGTAACCCTAGTAGGTGTAGCCACTGTTGCAGAGGAGTATCTGGCAGGTCTGGCCGGAGGTTGTTGTACAGGCCAGTTGGCCTTCTGGACGCAGAGGCATGTAGGCCTGGTCTGCGGACACCTGGGCATTCATGCGGATGGTTACGACCTGGGCGGCGCACACCGTGATGGTGCCACTGCCTGAGTCGGTGAAGGAGCTGACCGGATTCGAATTGCCCTGGTAAGCACTGAGTTGGAAGGTGTTGGTGGTGGCATTCTGAATGAAGTAGGCCTGGGATGGGTCTAGGCCGCCTGGCACCGTCCCCGTTGAGCCGATTGCTACCATTTGACCGTTGGTGTAACCATGTGCTGCAATCGTGAGCACTCCGGTGGTCGGGCTGACGGCTGACACGGTCTGGTTGGTGGAGGCTGAGGCGGAGGCCGTCTTGATGGTGTTCCAGATGCCATAGCCGGTGCTGTCCTGGAAGACAAGGCTTGGGGTACCTACTACGGCACCTGTGTAGATGTCGATGACCAGGTTGAGTCGAGCCTCATTGGCGATACCAACACCGCAGACTGGGGCTAGGGTGGACGAGGCTGGGACAGACACGCCTCTGGACATGCACTTCTTGACCTGATAGCCGGATGACATTTAAGACTCCTTCTTGGGGATTGGACTGGCTGCCACGTTGGCAACCCGTTCCAGGCGTATGCCCTGAGCGGCGAGGAGGGCCTCTAGCTCAGCTTTGTTCATTGTTTCGATGCCGCCCTTGCCATCTGCTTGCTCTGGAGCCTTGGCCCGCTTGCCTAACAGGTCGGCGACCACCTTGACCATCTGGACGCGGGCGCCCTGGGCCTTGGGGTCGGTGTTGAGGAGGACGTCCTCGGCCGCAGCGAGGGAGAGGTGGAGCAGCCATTCCAGGCGCTCAGAGGTCACGGAGGTGTTGCTGAACCAGGCCTTGAAGCCTGGCCTGCCCCACCAGTTGGCGAGGGCGGCTGAGCCGCTGGCCTGCTGTGCAGCGGCTAGGGTGAGGCCGGCTGCAGCCGAGTCGCCCAGATTGGCCCAGGTCCTGGCCTTCACCCGCACCATGGCCTCTGTGGGCCTGAAATCGGCCACTGGGTCCACGGAGACGAGAGAGGAAGGGGCTCCTACCGCCGGTAGCTCGGACGCACCTGGCGCGACGGTAGGGGCCTCTAATCCTGCCGGCACAGGCTCCTGGGGAGAAACAGGAGGCGTCTGGTCCAAAGGAGGCAGGATGCTTTTGCGTAAGTTGCTTGACACTAGGTAGTCCAGTTCACTGCTGGGCGGGTTGGCTTGACACTGACCCAGCCCCAGCGGGCCTTCGGGTCTACATCGGTAAGGTAACCAGAGTGTTGCAGGAAGAGTAGCTGGTCATAGAGGCGGGTGCTGTTGAGCTTGAGCGCCCTGGCAAGAGGACCGGCCTTGATAAGGACAGCTCCGTCGGCAGTGCGCTCCAGCATCCCATCTGTGGGGGCCGAGTAGAGCAGGATGAGCATGATGCGGTCTGCTAGGTAGCGAACACGAACAGATTCAATTGCCACTGCGTACCTCCATCTGCGACCATAGCACACCTTAGTAAGATGTGTCAAGCATTTATTGTATGAACAGAATAATGCTTACATGCATACATAGCTTACGTGTGTGAGGCTATCTGCACCTGTACCAGGTTCTGAGTTACTCAGCAAGCATCCGAATGCTTCAGTATATACACCAGCTTGTGCTTGCATAAGCTCATGTCTGTCAGGAAGCTCAACTACATGTAGCATAGTACCAGTAGTTCGGAAGGCCTGTCAAGCGGAATCGTACAAGTAGCCGAATAGACACAGACACGGCGAGTCCCTCCAATACCCAGGATGTCCAGACACAACGACTGAAAGGGCCCTAAGGACCCTCCGTTGGCATACATACCTCGCACCCAGGACGCTACGGTGGGCGAGTCGGGCTTCTGAGTTCCCTTGTCGGCTGCAGAGCAAGCGGCCCCACCATACGCATACCTTATCACACCCCTTCCTGGGTGTCAAGCCCTTTTCTGCTGCTAGTGCACCTCGGACAGAGTAATAGGCTGGACCGGAGCCGAGTCGGCTTCCCACGAACCGGGCACGCGGCTGGGGGACACAAGGCCTCTCAGCTGCAGGGGATTCCAGGCTGCCTGCTCTCCTGGCCCCCTCCTCGGGGTGCCGGAGCGACTGGGTGGGCCGAATCTGCCAACGGTCACGCCTCCATACAGCCCAAAGCAGGGGGAGGCCATGCTACACCTTCCACCCTTGCAGCAGACGTGTATCGAGGTACAGTTCAGGGCTACACGAC